CTCCTTGTTTGCTCCCACTCTCCTACCGTGTATCTCCTTGCAGTGCTCGCCCCAACCTCTGAATAATCCTCCATCACCTTAGATAATGCTGCTCCCACAGCCAAATTCGGGAGTGTTCGAGAACGCCGAGGAACTGCAAATGCAGCTTCCTCCATATGCCCGAAAACAACAACATCAACTACATTGGCAACGGTACTCATAGCCGTGAGCTGGTTCAGCACGACAATCTCGAGTTCACCAAGCGCAAAATTCTTTGCATCGACTACATCAGCATTTGGGGCGTTCATCTGTGGCCATTGGGTCAACATCCACGGTCGAGAACTCACATATGGGACCCTAAACCGAAATGTTGACGTGGTCGCTAAATCCACATCCTCCGTAATGGTAAAACCTGGACAGGCGTTCAGATCCTCCGAGACACTTGAAAACAGCTCTCCGGCGTATGGCTTAAAATTAAACCTTAGACGTCCAGAGTGCAATTGTGTCTTCGCGAAGTGAAATGTATAGACTATATCACCTCGCCAATACTGATACTTGTCTGCCAAGAATGCCGCATGTGTCATACGAACTTCCGCATTTGTCGTGCGGGGAGTCACTGGTGTTGATGTACTAGCGCGCCACATGAGCGCACTCGGAGTGACTGTGTATGTCTCCAAGACCGTATCTTGTGTGTTCGATGTCCGCCAAGCGAAATTATCGATCGCGGACGGTCGAGATGCTATGTACGATAACGACATTTCATCCTCGTCCGTACCGGCAAAACCTGTCAGAGTCTGGAGCTCCGTTGCCACACTGGACCCCAAATTAGCCCCAGTCTCACCCCCATCAACATTAAGGTGTCCACGCATAGGTCTCTGAACGACCAGAGTCGACGGTGCTTGGACAAGAGGTTTTGAGAAACCAAACATCCGAGCAATCCCCGACGCTGTTGACGCAAGTGCCTCCACTGGTTGGGTCAGTGCTCCCAATCCCAATGCGGGCAGAACACCGGAGACAACTCGTCCAACTGTACCTATTCCTCCTGAAATCATACCAGTCCTACGAGCGGCGCTCAGCTCACCACCCACCTGTGCATAGATTGCTGCCGGTTTGGCATTCGTGGGCACACGTAACTCGACATCCTCAAATGAAACCCACATAGTCCATGTTACAGGTGTCAAGATGCCACCACCAATTGTAAGAGGTGACATAACCTGGAGGTTCACCCGACCAAATGTGCCCTGACCAGTAGCCAAATTAACATAAACGTGGGGCGAAATATACGGAGTCACAAACTCCAATGATGTAGCATTCGAAATGTTCATGGTAACATGAGAACACCCAGTCAGCGAGGTCAGTGTGCTATAAAGAGAATTGACCTTACTAGTCATATAATCAGCATGGGGCACATATGATAACAGCAATATACCCGCATAAGATGGTTGGGAATTGACTTGGAGCCGGATGCGCATGCGGGCCTTCATCAAAGTATAACCCAGAATCTTATTCAAGATCTGAGCGTTGAAAAGCTGGTCAAAAACGGCATCGGGAAAAGACCATGTCCCCAAACTTACAGTAGCAGCTTGGGTTGTGGACCATGATCCCTGGGCCAAAATAACGGGTCGGCGAAGAAAATCTTCAATTCCCCGTGGTGTTTGGTCAGCAACGTACGAGTATACTGTCTTCGGCAATGTCATCTCGTTAGCCACATAAGTGTCCTTCATCACCTCTCCGTCTTCACGAAAAGTAATCGTATCATGAGTGTCTTCGCGGGTCGTGTTCACCGTGTCAGGATTAGAATCAAAATTTTGTTGTGTTGCAGCAGGCCATTTTGCCTCATCTATGACCAGCCTTAGTCATAGTGAGTCCCACGTTGCTCTGGGTTTTAGAGGGACTGCCTCTGGACCACCCTAAGCAGTAAGGTTAAATAACCCGGTCCCTACCTGTAGTAGCGGTTCACACCCCTTTTAGCGTGGGTATTGATATGAGGGTGTGCTGATCACACTACAGGGGCCAGTTTAACGTCATGGCAGGACGGGGTCTCCACTTAATCACGTTCCTCTGCGGGCACGTGGTAGTAAACGTAACCCTCGTTTACCACACCCGGTAGATTAACTTCGCGCGCAGCTTTCAGTATCTTGCGCGCCCACTCGTCAAACAACTCGCGGTCGCAATGTGCAGCAATTTCCATAAACACATTCTGTATGGTGTCTGCCTCTATGATGCGCGTATCAATCACATTATTCTTTCTCGTCCAGTTCAAACTTTCCAAACGCGATGCAAAGTCTGCTGGACAAGTATGACGTCCCAAGAGCGGAGACCATACGAACTTCCGTTTTAAAAACTGGATGTCACGTATCGTCTTGAATCGCACAATCTCGCTTTTCTTGTCGGCGTCTGTGAATTCCATACCAATTTCACCGAATGCCTTAGCAATCGTTTCCATGTTGAACCAATCCAGAACTTCCTCCGCGATGTTCAAAACACTGTCGTCTCCATAGGTGATAAGTGAGACATGATTATCGAAGGCTGCCATATTTCGGTAACGCTTTGGTGCCAACTTCATCCACACCACACGAAACAATATTAGTAGCGCCATACTGTCAATAATACTAGTTCCAGGAACACCTGACGGAACAGAGTGTGTACACTGGTACACCTGTCCCCGATAATACCGGGTAGCATTAACGACAACAGTCCACAAAGCTCTTCTTACAGTTGCATTCTCCTCACCATCATCGTATAGATCGTTGAAAATGTCCAATACTCTCCACAAGGCTGCAGCACTCAACGTTCCATCAAAATTGCCAAAGTCTCCGTCAATGACGCTCTCAGTGCCAAATTTCGTGAGGTGGCGATACAATGTCTCCCACTCGGCAGACCACACGTTTAAGCCCACACCGATCCCGTTGTATATACGGTTGTGTTGTATGTGAGCAAATGCAGCCTGGAAATATTGCCGAAATGCAATGTTAAAATGCATTGGCCCGTTTGAGAACACCCGCGTCTTGCCTTGGTCAACCTTCTCATTTGGTCGACGTTCATCCTTGAGTGTGTCACACCAAAGCACATCCAGCTGACGCCCATTCTTTGCATCATCAACCAGCCGTTCAACATCGGCACGTAACTTTAACGCGTCCTCAGTGTCAAAAACATACTCCTCACTTCCCATCCACTTTGTTTTTCCTTTACCACGCGCAAGCGTGTTGATGTATGGGTAACCGGGCGAGGTCACTCTCGAGACACCGTTGAATAAATCATTGCCTTCAATGCCTGCAACAGCACACTCGTACGATAGCACCTCGAGGGGGACGGGGTCGCGCCGATAATTGTATTGGATCTTCAACGACACGTCACGTGTTGCAACATCCAATGCCTCCTCGGAAATAATGGGTATAAACTTCCCTGCCTTCTTTACCCCCAATTCCAACGGGTCAATCCGTACACCATCGCGATAAAATGGTTTTAAATGGGCAGGCTTTGTCGTGGGTTCAGTCAACTTTCCATGTAGTGATGATGGCACAATACAGGATCTCGCCAATTCTGCGGGCCCGTCTGTCAGAACACCCACAGGCAAAAACTCACCAGTAACATTCATCTCAGCGGGCTCTAAGTGTGAAAAAGAGCCAGCCATTTGGGCTACAACATCAAAATGGGTCAGAGCTTCTTCGATCAGCTCCCTCCATACAGCTACAGACCAATTACTATGGTTCTTTGAACCCGCCACGTGCATACCAATAAGTTTGGCTGGTGAACCAGGGTCAGATACAGTCAACAGCATACCACAATCACCTTTTTGCGTATGGATCTCATATCTGTACGCATTTCGCACTGTGATCCGCTCCTGGCCGATACCATAATCGACCCCATCTTCCGGTGTGATGTCACCATGGAGGACTACAGATTCGAACTCCTCTCCATTCACACGATATCCACTCAAAGCCCCTTGGAACGTTCCAAAAAGCCGAGTGGCTCGTGTCTCAGATGCAAAATGGTTCACGATACGGCGTCGATTGGGCATAATGCGGTGCAGGTTCACAAAAGCGATGTCATGATCGGAATTCCATACAACATCAGATGTAAACGTTGAAACAGGTATGTCAAAACCTTCTTTTAAATCAGGGCGCCTCAAGTGCACAATTGACGCATTATAGATTCCAAGCGATGTCACAAAGTGATGCGGAATCATCAAAATGGACCCGCTCACAACGACGGAATTGCCTAAAAATTGCCATGATCCATCCATCTTCGTACACGAAACAAGAAACTGGTTCTGGCGTACCATCCGGATAACATTCTCTTGCTGTTCGTCGGCTGCCATCTGCGCATTCCGTGGTGCGCCAGGTTTAGCCTTGCTTGATTGAAAGCCCTTACGAGCAGTGACACGCGCAAAGGGTCGAGCCCTTGGTTGTTGAGCACGCGTGTCACTCTCCGCCTCCACGTCAGACTTGCTCTTGGCCATACGATCTCTGTAATAGCACCCTAAATATGTGCTACACAAAACGATGGCCCCGACTAGCATAGGGTTCGTGTATCCGGACTTCAGGAACTTGAAAAACGACTCAACACATGGTTGAATCAGTCTCTCGTATACTTCTTTAACACCAGACACCAGTGACGCCCACCGAGTCCTCAGTGCCTCAGCAACAGCTGTGAACTTCCTGTAAATAGCATCCAACTTTGGCTCTGGTTTGAAGAAGAACACCTTCGCCATAACCTCAGGTGGTGTCATAAACTCACTCCAGTTGACATCCTTCAACTTCAGATTATCATCCAAATCACATTGATCCAGTTCACTACAGATGATTATCTTGTCGAGCTCGTCGCTGGAGTCCCAGGCCGTATTACTAAATGTTGCATTCTGCCACTTATCTCTCAGCTCGCCTAGAGTTTTCTCACCGATAACCTTGCCATCAAAGTAATTTCGCCACTCCTCCACATCCGTGTCGTCATCAGCAACAATGGATTGGAAATCATCATCTCCCGCACCTTGTGCAACAATT